AGAACACCGTTTTTGGGTATAATTAATTTGCATCCTGTCGAAAAACTCAACGCCAATTGAGATTCATTTTCACATACCATGTAGGTTGATGATGCCAATACATCAAGAACATTTGATTCGGAAGTTATCCTACGTAGATCAAACTCATTGAGATTTGTGATAAACGATATATCAACATCTCCCATACAGGTAATAATTGGTTTAGGGGGCATTTTTTTTAATTTGTCATGTAAGTTAATATACCGAAAAACGGGAAATGTAACATCGTCTGATATGTATCCAAGTCTTGTATTTTTATATATGCATACAGTGTTTGCATTGATGAATTGCGAAGGAAACGTGGGATCGTTTTCGGCCAACAAAACAACAAAAAGGTAATGACTATAATCAGGTGGCAATTTAGGCAAAATAGTAAATGTATACCGCGTTTTATAGGCGTCCATCCATAAAGTATCGTGCGTCATTACGATATCGACATCAATCGAATATTGTTTACAAAAATCAAGAATACATCCGATTCTATCGTAATAAAATGGAAATCCATTGTATATCAAAATTTTATTGTATTTAATGGGTATAACAATGTCTTGACCCCATCCGCTATTTGTATCGGTGCGTTTAACAACGACTTCGTTATTCACAACTCTGATATCAAACGTATCGCTCCACCAAGAATCTTGTGGATTCAATAAATTATGACCTACCAAAACCTTTTTATTTAATTTTATACGTTTAACATTTTCATTCGACGAACCAACATGAATCACACTATTCGTTTCATCGTATGTCATATTCATTTTTGTTAACTTGTCTTGAAGATTTTCTCCTGGTCCTCCTGCCGCATGGTAAATTATATTAGATGTTCGTAAAAAGTCTGTAAGTAATTTGTTATCATACATGCTGGTTGTAACACATTGATATACTATAAATGGTTGATCGCAAAAGTAATGATACCGTTTACCCATGTCGACCGTTATTTTTCGGAACAATTCTTTTATTTGTTCGCAATTATTAAATAATAAAATAGAACTTGAAAAGGCTGTTATGTTTTTATCTACTTCAAATAAAGATTTTCCCCAGAAATCGAGAGGGTCGTTGACACGTCCTTCTTCGATTGCGTATATTACATTTTGGGTACACATGTCAAACATGCCATTAATGTTTCCAGTCACAACACAATCCGTATCTAAATAAAGTACTTTACTGTAAGAGGTCGATAAATTAAAAAAGTCGAGTTTTGATCTACATGCCTTATCAATCGTATTGTAAGAATCGTTTATTTTAAAACGTATAAGATCATTTGTAAGTTTTGATTTTATCTTGTTCATAAAATCGGATGACGTGTAAACTAACACATGATACTCTAGTCCGTGTTTAAGTAAACTCTCAAACAAAATATAAAACATGTCTATGTATTTTTCCTGTGTAAAAATGGTAACAAAAATACAATTCATAGTGTTAACGTATTAAATGTATTTAAATATGTTTACTAAATATGTGGCTTGTAGTTTTTATTCTAGTATGTTTTTTTAAATTCCTAATGGCTAAAATAAAATCGCCATTGCAGCCTTCTGAAAGTAAAGATTGGTCTGAAAAAATAGCAAGTTTATACAATTAACGTGCACTCATTAATGACGCGTTGCCTCCAACAAACGTAAGCATGTTGTAACGTTCTTCAATTACGAATAAATCAAAATTATACTCGTACATGTTTGAAATTGGTTTGCTTACCCCGATTTGGCCTCCTAGTAATGGATCGCAAATAATCAGTTGGTTATAATTTGGATTCAACGCAGGTGTAATGGTACTAAATTCAAGTTCGATTTTTGAGTATTTACATAAATTCGCTGCGCCTGATGGCTGTAAGTTAAACGGTGACGTGTTCAAACAAAAATTGTAACAGTAAAGACCGTCCAAGGAAGAAAACCCCTTTCCTGGAACGGCAAGGTATTGATGTTCGTACTTGTAAATGGTTGCTGCTCGAGTTTCTTCACGGACAGACCCGTCAAATGAAATTCCCAGGTTTACTAAAATGTCCTTTTGGTTTTCGGGTGCATAATTCCCAGTTATGTAAATGGGGTTACCTTCCATGTCATAATAGTCTGGATATTGCGTAATGTTAAACGGCAAGTAATCGTAGGCCCAATTTGTAAAGTTGCTCCACTCGTTTCGGTCATCCACGTCGGATCTCTGAAACAATATCATCCAATTGAGAACTAATCCAGTTGAATTTTGAAGCCATACTTTATCTGTTGTTGAAACATTATAAAATCGTGTGTCATATAATTCGCGTATCAGATACGATTGTTGTTTTGTGGCGAATACGACAGCCTCTTCTTCCGATAAAAATCCGTACGTACATGATAAATGTGTATTTTCGTTCCAAGAGGTAGATGTATTCGTGTAAGAAGTTTCAGGCGGTGTTTGTAAAAAACGATAAAACTGATGTTCCGAAAGAACCATGTTGGGAGCAATAATCGATGCCGAATTTCCGGTTGTATTGGTAATATCTCGTATTTGAAATAGTTCTTGAATGGGTCGCAACGTAACTTCAATCTGGATTTCATTGTACTGCAAACATACCAGGGGGAAGGCTTGTTGTGAGTTCAATCCCCACCAAATAGGCAACGGAACTCTTATTTGTCTACCTCGAATCGATGGTTCGGCGCCGTTTACGTCAGACGTATAAATGACATTTGGATAAAACCCGCTATTTTTAACAGGATCGTATAATTCTGGAATGTTTCCAACCATTTCGTCCCATTTTTCTTTTTGGGGAGTGGACAGATCTCGATTCGCAAGAGCGACAATGTCATATCCGCTCATTTGTTGGATTAAACTTCCTCCAATGGTAAATCTGATGGTGCGAATCATCATGGCTCCAATATTTTTAATCCAATTGAATTCATACGGATGATACGTAGACCCATCTACATAAACTGGACTATAAATGTCGGGAAGTTGGATTACAAAATACGTTTGGGTTAATAATTCCGCGTACCGTTTGATTTTAAACGTGTAAACGGTGTCCGACGACACTTGTAGTTGACGCAATCCCTCGTAGTCTACGCGAAAGTTTTGAAGTCCAAAATTGGTTATTTGTTTGTAGGTACTCGTCCAATAGGTTTTTTGGGGATTTCCGTACATGATTGCGTTTTGGGTACCACCCGTTACTAAATTTAACAATCCTCCCGCCATTAATATGTGATATAATTTGTATTTAATACATTACACGGTTTGTATTTTAGCAAATCAATAATTTCTAAATTTGAAGTGGTTGGAAAATGATCTCGACCATAAATGTCCTGTAAGAGCAGCCATTCGAATAAACCACCGGCATAAAGATAGACGATTCCGCCCAATTTTTTAATTTGATCGTATTTAACATAAATGGTTTCGTCATTACAATGTTTACCGTAAATGATAATGGGTTCTTTTTTTTGAATGGCCCTTTCTACCGATTTTATTTCATGATCCCAAGGCATTGTTTTTTGGATCAACATCTCTTGTTCTTTGGAAGGGAGGGTGCTTATGATAAGACGGCCATGAGTTTGTGCGTACTGTACATCTTCAAAACTAATTCGTTGTATTGATCCATTTCCCATACATGTTACCATAAAGAAAGTTTTAATTGAAAAAAATTGAAATCTAAAATTAAAAAAATAATTGTATAAAAGATGATTCCATCTGTTGTCGTATACACCAGGAAAACAAATGTGCGGGAAATGCTTGAAGATCATTTCAAGTACGATGTGGTTAAATCCATATCGTATGAAGAAAACTTTGCGGTAGTTTCCTTTAAAGACATTCAATCTTCCGCGGTTGTTGACGATTTTGTTAATAGTCTCAAAGAAGGGGGTAAGATCATCGTGTTTGAGAATAGCACGTACGTTATCACTCCGCAACATTTGGACATTTAGGATCTATTTTTTTAAATATAAATAGTATGGCAAGTATGACATCTGTAACTTCATATGTACCTGAAGATATATCCTTACATACGTACATGAAGATAACTTACTCCAATCTTAAAAAAATTGCAGACGTTTGTGTATTTCTTCGTGATAGTAACCTAATATCAACAAAATATTTTACTCGCATTAGTTCAATATGTAAATTTGATTCTATAGTTCCCGAATCCGCCGAATCCGCAGACGCCGATTTTAAACTTCTGGATATACGAAGTACTTATCATGATCTAAAATTTATGCGTATCATAATTAGTCTTAATAAACATGACCCTCCTGATGTCGATCGAGCCCGCATGATTAACTTACATGCCGTAATTAAGGATTATGGATTCAATACAGATACATTTGGAATTTTGACAATTGGAATTTATCTTCATGGAGAAATTGTAATCGATGAGAAGGGTCATGCTATAAAAAATAAAAACTATCCCGTTGGCATTTACATGAGAAAGAAAACTGTTGCTGCAATTGGGTGTGTATCAAAAGATATTGTAGTACGTCAGTCTGTGCCATCGCAACTTGCTATTCGTTATCCTTCTCCTCAAATTGCATTAACACACAGAGCAGTATATGCATTAGAAGATTGTATCAATAGGGATGCATATTTAAGAATTGTAAACATGTTACCGCCTGAAAAAAGAGAATTACATAAAGATGAAGGATGTTTTACACTACACGAAGGTAAAACTGAATATTATGAAAAAAGGTTTAATAAAGATGGGAACCTCTCTAGTTCTCAACTTATTTTCATGCTTGAATCTGGTGCCTACATTGATATGATGAATTGTTCTTTGGAACAGTTTACTATTTTTTTTTCTCCAGGAAAACATGACTCAAGGCTTGAAAGTCTATTCTCCCTACTTGAAGCAAGAAGAGCCGGTCGTATAACAACATCCGACTTACATGCATTAATTAGGTGTGCACAACGTTATTTATCTATCAAAAACGTAAACACATTGGATAATTCCTGTAGCGTAATGAGATCAATTACAGATGATAAAGCAGATCATTGTGTTTTATGTCCTGGATATAGTAAATCGTGTAATGGGTTTATTCCTGATCCCTCTGTAGGATGGGGAGGTAAATCTAGGCGTAAGCGTAGAAAACGCACACGTGGTAAAAAACGTTAGTAAAAGTATTCATAAAATATCGTTTAATATAATGAACGTGGAAAAATCCGACTATGTTTTATTACCCCCAAAAATAATAGAATATTACAGGCTAAAAATAAATGCAGGAAAAAGGAAGGGTAAATGTCCCCTATGTAGACAACAACTACTTTTTTCAAATAAAAATCGGATTTTAAGTTGCGAATGTAAACCTGGTTGTAAATCCAACATGAAATTTTTCTTAAACAAGGTTATTACCTACGACGAATTATACACGACAACAAAACAAAATTTTGTAGATTCTACAGAGGCAGTGTTGAAAGAAAAATTTAACATCATTTTTAATTATAAATCGGCCTCTGACATTTCCGAATTAAAAGATGCCTATCTTACGGACAAGTCAAGATACGATGACGTATACACTAACCATTATAACAAGGTCGAGAGAAAAAATAAGATTATCAATGATGCAAGTAAAGAAAGAGAAGAATACGTGAATGCCTTGAAACAATCCGTGCAAAATAAAACGGGGATTCCTCCACATATACCAGCCGATCTAAATGCATCACTTGATAAAATTCATAGAGAGAAATATACAACGCTTACACATGAAACCATTTTATCACCTGAATTTGATTTGGAAGTTATCGTTCTAGATTAACGTTTAATCTGAAGAGATCTTATTTTATTAATAATGTACATTCTATCCTCTTCATTCTTTTTATTCTTTTGAGCAGGAGTTAATTTTCTCTTTTTTTTAAAGTAGAGAACTGCCGAAACAATTAGTACAAATAAGATAAACAGACCGATATTTAAAATCTTGGTGTAGTATCCTAATTTATATTTTTTGCATTCTTCAAAGGAACTATGAAAATAAGTACGAATACCCGGTTCTACTAAATGGTCCATATGGTTTAATGTGTAAAATATATATATACATTAAACTATGTCAAGTGCTTCCCTTGGAACATTTTTTTGGTTATCGGCCGTGTACTTCTACATGAAATATTCGATGGACTTGCCGGTTTATGCAGATGCTTTGTTTTTGATGGTCGTCATCATTTTCATGTATTTTATTAATGTTTCTGTTATGCAGTCAAAATGTAGTTCGGGCAATAGTAACGTGTTTAAAGCAACCTTTTTACCGTGGGTGTTCATGTTTGGAAGCATGGTCATCGCTCTACTTATTTTCCCTCAATGGAAGAATCCGTTTTCAAACACGTTTGGGTATATTATAGCAAGACTTGCGGGAGGAACACAATCCCTACTTAATTTGTTGCGACCGGGATCGGAGACATCTCTTCGTTATGTGTACGATAATCCATCACTTCTTATTAACCAATTCACGCCGTTAAACTTTGACGTTGTATTGGACGGATTTAAAAATGAACTAGCCATTACAGAAGAGAACAAGGAAAATTTTCGTAAAATTGTAAAGTTGAAAGATGTTGTTGCCGAATGGATATGGTATTTGTTGACGGCGTCTGTTGTCATAAGCACGTCGTACACCATGATGATGAATGCTGAATGTACGAAATCGGCGGATGAATATGTATTATCTCACAACATTGCCATGGCAGAAACTCAGGAGGATACACCGGTTTCTATGTATACCATTACGGAGTAATATACAAGGATAATGAAAAGGTAAAGATGGACAATAAAATGACTACAAGCCATAACGGCACTACTGTTTTTTTGCGGTATCCAATTCCAAATTGTCT